GGGATGCTGCAGACCGCCTGAGTAGAATCCGCGGCCTCGGAAGCTTGGCAGAGTGGTCGATTGCACCGGTCTTGAAAACCGGCGATGGGAAACCATCCGTGAGTTCGAATCTCACAGCTTCCGCCAGGTCTTGCTACGCGCTTTCAGGCGTGCTAGCAATTCGCTGTCTTTTTCTGACTCCAGGGCCGCGATGGCGACCCATCGTTCGGGGTCTTCTCCCAGCTCTAAGGCGATGTTTCCTGCGAGAACAGGGCTCAGACGCCCATGCTTCTTCGCCATGGAGAACGCCGCGCGAGTGAGGTTCAACTCGCGAGCCCACGCGGCCGCGTGCTGAACCGTCAGCGCTTTTTCGAAGAGTTCCATCGTCGTTTGCATGTTAAAAGCCCCTTTACGTTAATCGGGTTTTAACAGATTCCGCTTGCCAGGTGGTTAAGGGGCAGTGAACACTCCGGCGCGTTAACGAATCGTTAACGACGTTACAGGAGCCGGCATGCCCCCCATCCAATCCGCAGTTTTGCCCGCCCCGGGCCACACCAGCACCGGCGACAGCTTGCCGGCTCCAGCCGGTGTCGTGGTCGCAGGGGCGGGCTCCCGTTTCCGCGTGTACCGGCAGATTCGGTTTCCGCAGGGTCGGTGGGTGGCTCATGACCGCCAGGTTTGCCGGCTCTCGTCCACGTACCTGGAGCGCAAGGCATGAAGCGCCCCAGCCCCGTCGAACTCCAGCAACTGGCCCTCTTCGAGCCCGAGGGCAAGGAAGCCGTCACGCTGATGCAGCGCGCCCTTCGCGAGTCCGAGCGCTGCGACGAAGCCGCCGCTCGCCTGCGCCTGCTTGGTGTGCCAGGCGGCGCCGAAGTCCTGGAGCGTGAAGCCGACTCGTTCGCCCGCGATGCCCTGGTCTTCGCGATCTTGCTGGACCTGGAACGGGAGGCTTGCCTGTGATGCGCGCATCCCCCCCTTTCCGCGCCGGCTTCTGGCTCGGCGTTCAAGTCGGCGCGGTCGTTGCGCTGTTTGTCGTGGTCGTTCTCATGATGTACGTGAAGGTCATCCTGTGACCTGCGAGTTCTCCACCTACTTCATGACGCTCGACATCGCCACGGGCGTGTTCGCATCGTTCGGCGCCGTGTCTTCCGGCTGGATCGCATGCACCCTCATCGGCAAGGCCTGGCGTTCGGCCGTGGACCACAGGGCCGCTGTTCTCGTCTCCCAGCGCCTGGCCCAAAAGCCGGAGGCCGGGCGCAGCAGGGGCCCCGCTTGCGGGGAAGGCGAAGCCCGGCCGCAGGCCCACCCCGATGGTAATCACGGGGATAACAACCGATGACCAGGCCGAACCTTTCGCCGTTGGTGTTGGACGGCTCCGAAGTCAAAGCCAGGCTCATGGCGGCACGCAGCGGCAGCGGTGCCCATGTGCACGTTGACTGGCTCCGCTTCACGGTCCCCCGTCGCCTGGTCACGCCGAGCGCTGACCTTTTGTTCCCCCCGGTGATCGCCGGCAACGTCTGGGACGAAGCCCCGCGCCTGGCCCAGCTTCGGGCGCTCATGGCCGAGCTTGACGGCGGCGAGTTCTCCATCGCGGCCGATGCCTGGCAACTCGGCGAAGACGTGTGCGGCGCCCTCGGCGACGAGTTCGCGCTCTACCCCGAAATGCGCAAGGGCCATGACTTCTACAAGCACCGTTGGAGCGTGGAGCGCGCGGGCAAGGAAGTCGGCTGGATCGGCTTCGGCGTCAGCAGCGAAAGCCCCCGCCAACGTGCGCAGGCGAAGACCCTGCATGTGAACCTCTACGGCCACGCCTGCACCTTCGCAGACCTGGCCTGGCGCGACCGCATGGCCGATGTGATCGAAGACCACGGCGGCACCGTCACGCGCTGCGACCTGGCCCTCGACTTCTTCGAAGGCATCACGGGTGGCATGTCTCGCATCTGCGCGGAATACAGCGCCGGCCTCATGGACAGCCACGGTAAGCGGCCCATCGTCAACCAGATTGGCGACTGGATCAACGCCGATGCGCGCGGCCGGTCGTTCTACATCGGCAGCAAGGAAGCCGGCAAGCAAACCAACGTCTACGAAAAGGGCGACCAACTCTTCGGCAAGGAAGCGCTGTCCCCATGGATGCGCATCGAGCTTCGCTATGGCAACAAGCTGCGCGACCTGCCCGCCGACATGCTGCGCCGGCCTGCTGACTTCTTCGCAGGTGCCAGCGACTGGCACGCCGCCATGTTGCGCGAGTGGGAAGCCAGCGACGAAGCCACCACGCCCGAGGCCATCCGCTGCCGTGGCCGCCTGCCACTCGAAACGGTGGACGCGGAAGTCGCACGCGTGTGCCGTTGGGCCAGCCAAACAGCGGGCGCAACCATCGCCGCACTGTGGGAGCACGCAGGGGACAGCTTCATTGACTTCTGCGCCGCGCCGAAGCTGCCAGGCCGCTTGAGGTCGTTCAGCCCGCAAGACATCGCAGCCGCATTCGAGCGCCGCTCACACCGCATCGCACACACGGTCGAAGGGCATAGCCCGACCTTCGCATGACCGCAACCAGGGCAACAGGAGAAACGCTATGCGCATGAAGAACACCGTCCAACTGCACGCCGTCAAGGAAAGCAAGGGCGAGATCGAAGGCAACAAGTTCAGCAGCACGAAATTCCACCTCGAAGTGGACCTGAAGGAGAACGGCGTCGGCCGCTCCATCGGCAGCGTCACGCGCGAATTCAAGTTCGGCACTGCCGACGAATTCGACAAGTGGGAGCACCTGGGCAAGAGCCTGCCCTTCCCGGTTGAATGCACCTGGGACATGGAGGCCACGAAGGACGGCACCAAGCTGACCCTCATCGACATCGTGCCCGTGCAAAAGCCCCCCGTGGGCAAGGCGGCCTAAATGCGCCTGCTGGTGCAGTCCGTCGCAACGGGCCGCTTCCTCGCTCCCAGCCTGGAAGACGGCACGCCCGAGTGGGTGTGTTCGTTGCGGGAAGCCGGTGGCGGTGTCGTCGCTGACCTCGAAGCGGCGCACCAGCTCATCTCGGACCACTGCGAGCCCGAAGACGGCGCGCAGGTCATCGACCTTGATCGGCTGGGCACAGCCAACGACTACTTGGGGTAAGCCGTGCGAGTTGCTCTCGTCATCTTCGTTCTGGCGCAAGCCGCTGTGACCATCGCGGCCGTGCTGCATGCCGATCGCCGGCATGAGTCCACCACCTTTTGGATGCAGCGGGCTAGCGCCTGCTGGGTCGAGAAGGTTCACCCCCTGCCCAGGGAGGCCCTGTAATGGCTGACGAAGCCCTCCCGCGCTACCAAGTCGGTGACCAGTGCTATCCCACGAAACAGGCCGCCGCTGACGCCTGGATCGCGCGCTTTACCCCCTACCAAATCATGGCCCAGTTTGAGGAGGGCGCACCTCAAGCGGCGCTCGTCGTGCCCGTGTCGGTTCACGTGCCCGAGAACGGCGATCCGGGCAGCGTCGAGTACGAGATTCAGGGCCTTGAAACCTGGTCAACGAAGCAGGTCTATCTCAACTGGTACGCCGTCGAGTGCCCCGCTCCCGTCATCGCGCCCGAGTTCAACGCCACCAGCATCGGCTACGCGTTCGTGTGGGGCCTCGGCGCGGTGCTGATGCTGTGGGCCCTCGGCTACGCCATCGGCGCAGCAAGGACGGCAGTAGGCAAAGCGTGACCGCAGCGCAGAGCGTGTGTTGCGCGCTCTCCGGTGCAGTCCTGCAAGACAGCAGGGACACCAAACCAAAGGAAACATCATGTTCGCACTGCAATTCAACAAGGCTCGCAAGGCCGCTGCCCTGGCCCTGGTCACGCTGCTGGCTTCGCCCGCGTTCGCGCAGGCTACCGACCCCGTGGGCCAGATCTTCGACGGCGTGGACCTGTCCACCGTCGTGGCCGCCGTGGTCGCCATCGGCCTGATCGTGATGTCCATCGTGATGGCCTTCAAGGGCATCGACCTGGGCAAGCGCGCGGTCAGCAAGGCCTAAGCCATGGCCTCGGGAGCCCTCCTCGCACTGAGCTTCGCGCTCGTCGCTGGCATCGGTGCGGCGGCAGGGCTCGCGTTCTGCTCTGGCATCAGGAGCGCGCAATGATCCGCGCGTTCTTCGGGCTGCTCGGTGCCGGCATGATGCTTGCCGGTGCTGCGCACGCTCAGACTTATCAGGTTGGCCAGTACCTGGGCAACATGAACGACCTGAACCGCTTCACCTACAACACCATGGGGAGCGCGGCGCAACATGCCAACTACGGCCCTGGCGGCGCGAACTGGACCACGCTTGCCGGTCAGAATGCCGCTCGAATGGCGGGCACTGCCACTGCGACCATCGGCGGCCGGACTGTCCCCCTCACGCTCATTTCGCGTGTGCCCGTTCCGGCGATTGCAAGCGCTGCGCGGAGCGTTGCAGGCATGCATCCTGGCGTTGCCGCTGCCGTGTTGCTGGGCGGCCTTGCTTTTGACCACTGGCTAGACGCCGGCAATCTCAAGTGGAACCCGAACCCTGTAACCAATGTCACGCATCCGTTCGTGAAGCAGGTTGAGTCGGAGTTCTCCGCGTGCCCCACGCTCACAGCGTCGGAGAACGCTCAATGGCGTGACTGGATCGCCTCGAAGAATGGTTTCTCTTGTGGCCCTGGCACCTGCACCGCCGTTGCTAAGACTTGGGTCAGTCAAGAGGGTATGTGTGTGTGGGGCGCAACTACGACCGCGCCGCAGTGGGACGGCACCGTCCGGACACAAGATGAGTCGTACATGCGGCGTGACAAGGTCGGCGAGCCGACCATCGAACTGATCCCCTACACCTGGGAACAGGCAGAGCCCGACCTGGGCAACATCCTCCCCGAGAAGCTGAGCGCGGTGAACTGGAAGGGCATCACCGAACAGTTGCTCCGCGCCGGAGGTTCCATCCAGCCGTCGCAGATCACCAGCACCGTCAGCGGCCCTTCGTCTCAGCCTGGTGAACGCACTGTGACGACCGGCAAGAACGCGCAAGGTGAGCCGACGACGACGACGAAGCAGACCACGCACAACTACACCTATAACAACAACAACGTCACCCACAACACCACGACCACGACGACCACGGTCAACAACATTACGAACCAGATTGAGAACGAGACGACAGAGGAAACTGAGAACAAGCCCGACGAGTCCGCGACTGACTCGCCGCTGCCCGAGGTTCCCGACCTCTACGAACGCAAGTATCCGGACGGCATCAAGGGTGTGTGGGACACCAAGAGCGCCGCGATCATGCAGAGCCCGTTGTTCTCACTTGCCTCGGGCATGGTGCCGACCATCGGTGATGGCGGGTGCCCACAGTGGAGCTTGCCCGTGGACATCGGGATCATCGACTTCGGCGTCTACGACATCAGCCTGCCCTGCAACGTGTGGGCGTTCGTGCGCATCGTGATCCTCATCACGGCGCTGTTTCTCGTTCGTCGCTTGATCTTCGGGGGCTGACCATGGGCGGGCTGTTCACGCTTCTTTTCTCCAAAATCTCGGCCGTTGTCGAGTGGGTCGGCAAGCTCTTCAAGGCCGTGTTCAAGGCGGCCAGCGACCTGCTCTCCGACATCGCCTGTTGGTGCTTCGAACAGGTCATGACCATCGTTGAGGGCGCCGTCTCGGTCCTCGACTTCTCGGCGATCACGCCCCACCTGTCCACATGGGCCGGCGTGCCCGATGTCGTCATCGAAGTCCTGGCCGCAAGTGGCGTCGGTGCCGCGCTCACGATGGTTGCCGGGGCCATCGCTGTGCGCGTCGGCCTGCAGTTGATCCCGTTCACCCGCCTGGGCTCGTGATGCCGCTCGGCTACGCGCTCTGGTTCTTCGTCCTCTACGCACTGGCCTGCGTCAACCTGGGGCCGCTCGCATGATCAACGGCCTCGAAGGCGTTCCAGGCTCTGGCAAGAGCTATGAAAGCAGCGTTATCCATGTCCTGGCCGCGCTCAAGCGTGGCCGCAAGGTCATCACGAACCTGCCGCTCAACGTCGACGCGTATGCGGCCATCGACCCCAGCTATCGCGACCTGCTGGAGTTGCGCACCGTTACTCAGCCCATTCGTGGCACCTGGGACGCGACCCGCAAGAATGCGTTCGAACTGTTCCCCGATGGCAAGGTCAAGGCCGCGCCCGAAGACCTTCACATGTTCGCGTCCGTGTGGGACTACTACACCGACTGGAAGCATCCGACCGAAGGCTTCGGCCCGCTGTTCGTGATTGACGAATGCCACGTTGCGCTGTCGAAGGAAAACGCGTCCAAGCTCAAGGAAGTCGTTCAGTGGTTCAAGCTGCACCGGCACTTCAACGCCGATGTGCTGCTTATGACGCAGACCTTTCGCGATGTCGTGCCCAGCATCGCGGCGCTGCTCGGCATGCTCATCCGGGTCCGAAAGGCCGACATCATCGGCAAGGAAGGCTACATCCGCAAAGTGTTCGGCGGCTTCCGTGGCGGCCTGGTCAGCACCGAGACACGCAACTACGACCCTTCGTTGTTCCAGCTCTACACGAGCCACACCCAGGGCGGTGCGGTCGCGGAGTTCAAGGCCACCGATGTGCAGTCGGTCATGGTCGGATGGCGCAAGAAGCAGCGCATCGTGATGGGCCTCGCGCTGGTGGCGGCATGCTTCGCTGCGTGGTGGGCCTTGCGCGACAAGCCGAAGCCGCAAAAACGGCCCATGGCGGCCGCAACCGCTACGCAGGCCCCTACCCCTAGGCCCCAGCCCCAGAGGCCGCCACAGGGCCCCGCAGACCCCGCGCCGCGTCAGGCAGACGACGCACCGGAAGCCCAGGGCAAAGACCCCGAGCCCTACGGCACAAGCGGCCTGCACATGACCGGGCGCATGGACATGGGCACGCGGACCGTCTACACCTTCCTTGTGAGCCACAACGGCGCCCCCAGCCACCCCACGACAGATGCCGAGCTTGTCGGGGCCGGGTACGTCTGGCGGCCTCTGTCGCACTGCGCCGGCATCCTCGAATGGAAGGGCAAGCGCCGCGCTGTCACCTGCTCCGTTCCACAGCAAACCATGGCTGTTGCCGGCGTGAAGGTCGGATCTTGAGCTACTGAAAAACGAACGGGGGCCCCACGCGTGGGGGCTGGGGGTATGGGGGTGCAGAGCCCCCATGTGCACGGCCAGTGCGTAGAGGGCCGCCAGTAACATGCAGCATGGGCATCCAAGAT